GGTCGCCATCGCCAAGGCGCTGGCCCGCCGCGCGGTGCTCGCCTGGGAGGGCATCGGCGACGCCGACGGCAAGCCCATCGATCCGAGCCCCGAGGCCATCGACGCGCTGCTCGACGTCTGGCCGATCTTCGAGGCTTTCCAGCTGACGTATGTCTCGAAGGGTCTGCTGCTGGAACAGGAAAAAAACGCCTCCGCGCTCTCGCCGACTGGTCCTTCGGCGGGGGCGAGCGATACTGCCAAGCCTGCGCACCCTACGAGGGCGGCGAGCAAGCCTGCCCGGACTGCCCGGCGCGGCTGAACCGTCCGGAAACGCCGGAGGGTTGGCAGGTCTGGGACCTCGTCGGCCGCCTCGGCGGCCAGCTGCGTGTGCTGCCCGGCGCGGTGATCGGCTGGGACATGTCCGCCGCGCTGGCACTCGGTGACGCCCTCGGCGTGCCGCCGCTGGCCATGGCCGAACTGCTGCCTGTCGTCGAGGCGGTGATGGTCGCAAAACTCAACGAACAGATGGATCATTCCAATGGCGGAAAAACGGGTTAGCGTCCGCCTCGCGGCCGTGGGCGGACGGCAGGTGCGCGCCGAACTGGAAGGCGTGGGCGAGGCCGGGTCGCGCGGCTTCGGACGGCTCAGCCGGGAGATGGAAGCGGCCAACGCCCGGCTTGCAGCATTCTCGCGACGCGTCCGGATTGCCGCTGCTGCTGCCGTCGCCGCTGCCGCTACTGCGGGTGTGGCCATGGTCCGCTCGGGTCTGCAGACCGTCGATGCGCAGGCCAAGCTCGCGCAGTCGCTCGGCACAACAGTCGCCTCGATCCAGACGCTGGAACGCGCGGGCGAGCTTGCGGGCGTCTCCATCTCCGGCATTGAACAGGCGACCAAGGATCTGACCCGCCGTCTCAGCCAGGCGGCCGCCGGGACCGGTCCCGCCGCAGACGCGCTCGACCGGCTCGGGCTATCGGCCAACGAGTTGATCGCGCTGCCGCTGGACCAGCGCGTCGGCGCGATCAACGCCGCGATCGAGGACTTCGTGCCTGCCGCCGAGCGCGCGGCGGTCGCGGGCCAGCTTTTCGGTGAGGAAGGCTCCATCGCCATGTCGCGGATCGACACGGCAACGCTGCGCCAGGCGACCGAGGACGTTCTGGCGTTCGGTGTTGTCGTCTCCGAGCAGGATGCCGACCAGATCGAGCGGACGAACGACGCCATCTCCCGACTAGGTCTGATCTGGCGTGGGCTGTCGAACCAGCTGGCCGTCGCCGCGGCCCCCGCGCTGGAGGCCGTTGCCGATGCCATGGCGGCGGTCGCCAGCCGCACCGGCCCGCTCGGCATCGCGATCCGCGGTCTCTTCGACAACATCGGCCGCCTGACCACCTATGCCGCGACCTTCGCCACGTTCCTCGCGGGGCGATGGGTCGCCGGCATGGCCGCTGCCGCGCTCTCGGTCCGTGGCCTCGCCACGGCGCTCGTCGTCCTGCGCGGCGCGCTCATCCGCACTGGTATCGGCGCGCTGATCGTCGGCGCGGGCGAGCTTGTCTATCAGTTCACGCGCCTCGTCTCCGGCGCGGGCGGCTTCGGCGAGGCGATGTCGCTGCTGAAAGACGTCGCGGTCGAGGTCTGGGAACGCATCAAGATGGGCGCGGCGGCGGCGGGCGCGGCCGCCACGGCGATGTTCTTCGACCTGAAGGCTGATGCCGCGTCGGGGATGCAGAGCGCCATCGAGAGCGTCGTGGCTTTCGGTAACACGGCGGCGAACACCTTCGAGGGCGCCTACGAGGCGATCAAGGCGATCTGGGGTCTGCTGCCCGCCGCCATCGGCGATCTGGCGTTTCAGGCGGCCAACAGCCTGATCGACGGTGTTGAGGCAATGCTGAACGGCGTGGTCTCCCGCATCAACGGCTTCATCGGCGGGATCAATCAGGGGCTGGAAGCGCTCGGATCCGAACGACGCATTTCGATCATCCCCGATCTTGAGTTGGGTCAGATCGAGAACCGTTTCGAGGGTGCAGCGACCGCCGCAACCACTGCTGCACAATCCGCTTTCGACCGCGCTTTTGAGGATAACCCGTTTTCCGCGCCCGATCTCGGGCTCACCGCGGCGGCGAATACCGCCCTCGCAACAGCCAACACCTATCGCGGTGCGGCGCGGGATCTGGCCGAGGGCGCGCGTGCGCCACTCGCCAGCTGGCAGGCCCTGCGAGACGCGGTGCAGGGCAGCGATGAGGGGGGCGCGGACGCGCTGACCGAGGCGACCAACGCGGCGGGGCGGTTGGAAACTGCCCTTGGCGATGCCGGACAGGCGGCCACGGGTGCGGGTGCAGCGGCCGGGGCTGCTGCTGCCGCTGCCGAACCCAATACCGAAGCGGCCGTCACTGGATGGCAGGCGGTCACCACAGCGCTCAGCGACTATGCCAGCAAGGCGCGCGAGATTGGCGGGGACATCGGTCAGAGCCTCGTCAGCGCCTTCCAGTCGGCCGAGAACGCAGTCGGCGAGTTCGTTAAGACCGGCAAGCTGGACTTCCGCAGTCTGGTCACCTCGCTGTTGGCCGATCTCGCCAAGCTGGCTGCGCGGCGGTTCATCCTCGGGTCGATCGCCAATGCGCTCTCCGGCGCACTCGGCGGTGCGGGTGGGATCTTTGCGAACATCCTGCACGCGGGCGGCATGGTTGGAGACTCTGCGCCAGGCCGGATGGTCCCGGCGATGGCCTTCGCGGCCGCACCCCGGATGCATTCCGGCGGTGTGGCGGGGCTGCGCCACGATGAAGTCCCGGCCATCTTGCAACGCGGCGAGCGCGTGCTGTCGCGGCGGGAGGCACAGAACTACGGCGGCGGTGGGGTCAATGTCACCATCATGGCGCGTGACGCCGAGAGCTTCCGGCAGTCGCGCACGCAGGTCGCAGCCGACATCGCCCGCGCGGTGTCGCTCGGGCGGAGGGGCATGTGATGGCGTTTCACGAGGTCCGGTTTCCCGACAACATCAGCCGCGGCGCACGGGGCGGGCCGGAACGGCGCACGCAGATCGTCGAGCTTGCCTCCGGCGACGAGGAGCGCAACGCCAGCTGGGCCAACTCGCGCCGCCGCTACGATGTCGCCTACGGCATCCGCCGCGCGGATGATCTCGCCGCCGTCGTCGCCTTCTTCGAGGCGCGGAACGGTCGCCTCCACGGCTTCCGCTTCAAGGACTGGGGCGACCACAAGTCCTGTCTGCCCTCGGGCACACCATCGCCGAACGATCAGGAAATCGGAACCGGTGACGGCTCGAATGCCACCTTCCAACTGGTAAAAAGCTACGCCTCCGGCGCGCAGTCCTGGACGCGCGCCATCGCGAAGCCGGTGGCAGGTAGTGTGCGGATCGCGCTTGGTGGGGTGGAGCAGCTTTCCGGCTGGTCGGTCGACACCACGACTGGTGGCGTCACCTTCAGCGCCGCGCCCGGGGCGGACGTCGCCATCGCCGCGGGCTTCGAATTCGACGTGCCCGTCCGCTTCGACACTGACGCGCTCGACGTGACGCTTGATCTCGAGCGGCTGGGCTCGATCACCTCCATTCCACTTCTGGAACTCCGCCGATGAAAAGCATCACCCCCGATCTGCAAGCGCATCTGGACGACGGGACAACAACGCTGGCCTGGTGCTGGCGCATCCTCCGCGCCGACGGCGCGAGTTTCGGTTTCACTGACCACGACCGGACGCTGAGCTTCGACGGCACCGATTTCGAGCCGGAAAGCGGGCTGACGGCGTCCGAGGTCCGCTCGGGCTCGGACCTGTCGGTCGATGCGCAGGACGCCGAGGGCGTGTTGACCTCGGACCGGATCACTGAGACCGACATCCTGGACGGCCGCTGGGACAATGCCGAGGTCGAGGTCTGGCGGGTGAACTGGGCCGACGCGGGCCAGCGCGTGCTGATGCGGCGCGGCGCAATCGGGCAGATCCGGCGCGGGCGGCTCGCCTTCGTCGCCGAGGTCCGCTCGCTCGCCCATGTGTTGGGCCAGACGGTCGGGCGGACGTTCCAGGCGACCTGTGACGCGGCACTCGGGGATGCCCGCTGCGGAGTAGATCTGGAAAACCCTGCTTTCAAGGGCACTGGTGCCATCACCGATCTGCTGCGCGACCGGGCGTTCACCGCCTCGGGGCTCGGTGGGTTTGCCTCTGGCTGGTTCACCTTCGGCACGGTCGAATGGACCGGTGGCGCAAATGTGGGGCGGCAGGCAGAGATCATCGCACATGACCTGACTGACGGCATCGCAGTGCTGACGCTGCTCGAAGCGCCGGTGCGGTCCATCGCGGGTGGTGATGCTTTCACCATTCGCGCGGGCTGCGACAAGCGGATCGAGACCTGCAGCACAAAGTTCGCCAACACCGCCAATTTCCGGGGCTTCCCGCATATCCCCGGCCAGGATGCGATCCTGCGCTATGCCACGAAGGATGGCGGGCATGAGGGAGGTGTGCTGTGACTAACTTCGTTTCCGCCGGAAACGACGGGCGGCAGTGCATCGCATCGCAATGCACGAGAGCCACCGCCGATCCCCAGCGCGTCATCGCCATCGCGCGCTCCTGGCTCGGCACGCCCTACCACGACCAGGCGAGCCTTCGGGGTGTCGGCTGCGATTGCCTCGGCCTCGCGCGTGGCGTCTGGCGCGAGATCGTCGGGCCAGAGCCGTTCTCGATCCCGCCCTACAGCCGCGACTGGGGCGAGACCGGGCCGCGTGAGGTTCTTGCGGATGGCGCTCGGCGCATGATGCCGGAG